TTAATGATAATAAATATACTTTTAATTCTGGAGTAACAGCTTCAGTAACATTAGAAGGAGGAGGAGACATAGCCTCAGCAGGGCCAGTCACGGTAACAGCATGATTAAATGGATTAAAAATTTATTTTGTAAAATAATTGGTATTAAACAATGTGAGTGTCCAGAGGACGAACATATAGAACTATATACTAAAATACCAGAACCAGAAGTTCCAATTTATGAAGAAAAAAAACATTGTGAAAGACATTTAAGATTTATAAAAAGATGTCCCGATTGTATAAAGGTAGTTAAATAATGGCAGGATTAAGCGCATCAGGATTAAAAACACAAATAAAAAGTTATACTGAAACAGATTCAAATGTTTTAACTGACGCTGTTTTGGAAAACATTATTCTAAATGCACAATACAGAATAATGCGAGATATTCCAATTGACGCAGATAGAAAACAACAAACAGGTTCACTGGTTGTAGGACAAAATCAAGTTAATGCTCCTGCAGGATGTTTATTTATAAGAAGTATACAAGTTTATGATTCAACAACCGCTCTAACTGGAGATAATGATTATTTAGAAAAAAAAGATTATACATACTTACAACAATATGTGCCCTCAACTGAGTCTGCAAAAAGAGGCAAACCTAAATACTATGCCATGTATGGTGGTGCTACAGGGGAATCTGATACTACATCTGGGCGTATAATTTTTGCTCCAACTCCAGACCAAGCATATAATTTTAGAGTTCATTTTAATATAATGCCTGCTTTATTAGAAAATAACGATACTAATTACATTAGTCTTAATTTTCCAAATGGGCTGTTATATTGCTGTCTGTCAGAGGCTTATGGATTTTTAAAAGGCCCAATAGATATGTTGACACTATACGAAAATAAGTATAAACAAGAAGTACAGAAGTTTGCTAACGAGCAAGTTGGTAGAAGACGAAGAGACGACTACACTGATGGCGCTGTTCGTATACCGATAAACTCAGCAAACCCGTAGGAGATTAAATTATGGCTATATCATCGGCAATTTGTAATAGTTTCAAACAAGAAATTTTAGTTGGAACACATAACTTTACCGCATCTAGTGGTAATACTTTTAAAATAGCATTGTTTACTAGTTCTGCATCTTTAGGTGCTAGCACGACTGCTTATTCAACATCAAACGAAATTTCAAATACATCTGGATCTGCATATTCTGCGGGTGGTGCAACGTTAACAAGTGTTACACCAGTATTAGATTCTTCAACTGCAGTTTGTGATTTTGCAGATGTAAGTTTCACCAGTGCAACATTTACAGCAAATGGTGCATTAATTTATAATTCTTCTCAATCTGACAAAGCTGTTGCAGTTATTGCATTTGGTGGTGACAAAACCGTTACAAGTGGAACTTTTACAATTCAATTCCCAACAGCAGACGCATCGAACGCTATCATTAGAATAGCATAGTGAGGTAACGACGGATGTCCGTTACTCGAACTTTCACAGTCACAGTCGCTTACGTATATGGTGGTAACAAATATCAACTCGATGGAGTTACACAAGCTGATGCTTATTTAGTTGAAGGCAATACATATAGATTTGATCAATCTGATTCTTCAAATAGTAATCACCCATTAAGATTTTCTACAACCAGCAACGGAACACACTCAGGCGGAAGTGAGTATACAACCGGTGTAACTACAAATGGAACACCAGGTAGTGCTGGAGCGTATACAGAAATAACGGTAGCAAGTGATGCTCCAACTTTATATTATTATTGCACAAATCACTCAGGAATGGGTGGAACAGCTTATACTCCTAGTGAAGGTTGGGACGTAGGTGCTTGGGGTGCCGGTAGATATGGAGTAGCTAATGAATTTACTCTTGGTTGGGGTGCAAAAAATTGGGACTCTTCAGGTTCTTGGGGAGATATGGGTGATGAAACTATTACTCCAACAGGTTTTGGTTTAACTTCATCTCTTGGATCTGTATCTGTTTCAACAGAAATAAATACTGGTTGGGGTAGACAACCATGGAATGAAAACGCTTGGGGTATTGCAGGTGATATATTATTAGATGGTCAATCAGCAACAACAAGTGTTGGATCATTAGTTGTTGGAGACATACTTGGATTAACAGGTCAATCTGCAACAACAAGTGTTGGATCTCCTACAATTATAGGAGACATAACTGCATCATTAACAGGTCAAGCTTTAACAGCTTCTGTAGGTTCAATTGATATTGCAGGACAGATAATAGGACTAACCGGACAATCAGCGACATCAAGTGTTGGATCTATATCTCCAGCAGATATTATGGGAGTTACAGGTGTCTCTGCAACAACATCACTTGGAACAGCTAGTACAAATAGTAATCCAACTATTAGTGTAACTGGAGTGTCAGCAACAAGTTCTATTGGAGCTTTATCTCCTGCAGATGTTATGGGATTAACTGGTGTTTCAGCAACAGGTTCTGTTGGATCTATATCCCCTATTGATGTCATGGGATTAACAGGTGTTTCAGCAACAACTTCTGTGGCAGGATTTGGTATTTCTACAGGATTTGGAATTCAAGCTTATCAAGATGTTGACACAGGTACCAATATAACTTATAGTGACGTTGCATAGGAGAAAAAAATGGCTTCAACATATACACCACTAGGTATAGAATTACAGGCAACTGGTGAAAATGCCGGTACATGGGGAACAAAAACTAATACTAACTTAGAAGTTATTGAACAAATAGCTGGTGGTTTTACACAACAAGCATTAACAAGTGGTGGAACGGTGGATCTTGCAGTTTCTGATGGATCAACTGGTGCAACTCTTGCACACAGAGCAATAGAATTTACAGGTTCATTATCTGGTAATGCAGTTGTTACAATACCTCTTGATGTACAAAATTTTTATTTATTAAGAAATTCTAGTTCCGGTGCATACACGGTTCAATTTAAATATGTAACAGGATCAGGAAGTTCTGTAACTTTTTCTGCTACAGATAAAGGAGATAAGTTAATCGTTGCAAAAGCTAATGATGGAACTAATCCTGATATTGTAGAAATAGCTTTAGGTCTTACAGAAATTTCAGAAGATACAACACCACAATTAGGTGGTAATTTAGATACTAATTCACATAATATTTTAATAGATGATGCTCATTTTATAGGTGATGAAAACGGAAATGAACAACTTATATTCCAAACAACTGCATCAGCTGTTAATCAATTGGACATTACAAACGCTGCTACGGGCAATAATCCCTCTATTTCAGCCACTGGTGATGATTCAAATATTAGTATAAACCTAGTACCAAAAGGTACAGGTACAATTCAAGCAAATGGAGCGTCAGTAGCAACAACAGGAAAAAGTATTGCAATGGCAATCGTTTTCGGTTAAAAGGAGTATAAATTATGGCAACACCAAATATAGTAAACGTAACATCGATAAACGGTAAAAACGCTACTGCAACTTTAGCGAATACCTCTAGAACAACTGCTATTGATGTAGCAGCAGATAAACTAGTAAAAGTAAATACAATCTTGGTATCAAATATAGATGGAACAAACGCTGCCGATATTACAATTGAAATTAGTGTTGATAATGGATCAAACTATGTGAAACTTGCAAACACAATTAGTGTTCCAGCTGATGCAACATTAAATTTTTTAGAATCACCAATCTACTTAGATGAAACTGATATACTAGCATTCACAGCTAGTGCAGCAGACGATTTATCTTATTTTGTATCATATGAAGAGATAGACGACGCGTAGGAGGTTTTATAAATCATGGCACACTTTGCTGAATTAGAACTAAAAACCGATCCTTCAGGCTTCACATCTGACGAAAAATATATTGTTAAAAGAGTTGTGGTTATCGGAAACGATGTACCTGCAGCTAATGGTACACTAGAACAACACGACATGCACGAAGATGGAGAGTTTCATTGTAAAAAACTTTTTGGTGGTGGTATTTGGAAACAAACTTCTTACAATGGTAATTTTAGATGTAGATATGCAGGAAAAGGTGCAATATATGATCCTGTTAATGATGTGTTTTATGGACAACAACCATTTGCATCTTGGACATTAAATACAACAGA